AAATTTTCTTTTCGCTGCTGCTTTTCCTCTTGGACATAATTTAGTCATTTATTTTTTTCCTCCATTCCTAAATATTTGTGTTCCCTTTATACCATAAATTGAAGCCACAACCAAGATCCAGAGATTTGTAAACCATGAAGGGAGAGACGAGAAATATTCGAAGAACAATTTTACCTTGTCCATAGCAGTTGGATCGTCACTCACAACTGCCCACGCAAGCACCACTATGGGCGCGCTGAGTATCAATAAAACCGCCTCGTCCTTCCAGTCAGACTGTCGGGCTTCTAGAAGTTTACCTTGATAAGCTTCCTGGCCTTCAGCCATTTTCTGAGCATGCATCAATTGTGCCTCAGACATGGCCATTTTAGTTCTTTGTTTGTTAGCGTAAATTTTACTTCCTGCATTAACCGCTAATTTGATTGCACTTAACCACATTATACTTGTCCTTCCTACGTTGACACATATATTCTATCATTTTTCCAACACACGCGAAAGCCCTTTTGCCAGATAGTTTCCATTTCCAAGTTTGCTTCCAATGTGTTCTTCTAATTTTTACTGGTAAAATAGATCCACCAAATAAATTTTTAAATCTTTCAATAATGTCCTTATCACACATCTCAACAGAACATTGAAATGCTTTTCTACCTCGTCCTTTGCCCCAAACACCAAAACTACCTTCTCCGTCAAAAATTCCTGCTAAAAAAATAATTTTATGATTTTTTTCTAGCGTTTCGTACAAGTTTTTTTGCATTTTTAGACCTAACCATTTTAATGCCTTGCGGATTTGGTCCTTTTTTGGGTGGTGGCCCAAATTTAACTCCTCCGCTTAGTCCTTTACGCTTTGTTTGTCTTTCTGATTGCATTTTTTCCTGCCTTAAATATTGCTGCGACTCGTGACTTACCCATTACTTTTGCCCTTTGCTCACCCACAGTCAATATTTGTATTTTTCTTGCAAAAGGTTTGTTAATATTTTTAACTTTTCTTACAGTTGCACTAGCATCTGCTGGGGTTGCAAACTTTATTTTTACTGTGTCTCTAGGATTTTCGTCAGTATACAATCTCCTGTCTGAACCTTTTGGTTTTTTACCAGTGCCTACTTTTGGATCTTTATTTTTTTTCAAGTTTTTGTCTCGCTATTTCTAATCTCTCATCAGATTGTTGGTCTTGTGTTGCAAGTCTATCATAATCAAATTCAAGTCTTTCTGATGCACGTTTGTTTTCTTGTTCTTGTTTGAATAATGTTTCTTCTTGTTTTCTTTGCATATCCATGGCTCTCAAATCTACTTCTTGTTGTTTAATTCTTACGAGAGGATCTTGTTTGGCTGCGTTTGCTGTCATTTCTGTTTGAGCAAGTTCTTGTGTGATTCTTGCTGCAACTTTTGCAACTTCTGCTTCAAACATTATTTCAAATTGTTCTGGATCTTGTTGTGCTAGTTGAGCCATTTGTGCGTTTTCACTCAT